TCAGCTCTGATCGTATAGCTCTCGTTCTCGTCTGCGCTTATCTTTGAAGGCTCGAAACATTTCCAATTCGCGCTTCAAATGTTCGGCTTCTTCTTCATCCATCTCTTCGGGAGGTCCGCCAAGGTACGCAATATAAATGCCCGCTTCCGGAGCAACGGCCTCTTTGGGCTGCTTGTCTGTCTCCGAGCCGGTTGCAAGGGAGCCTTGCGCATCGGCGGATGAAGCGGGAGAATCCGACAGGCCCAGCAAATAATCGGCATTGGTCTGAAGCGCATCAACCAGCGCAGCCAATGTTTCATGCGGCGGGGCGCTTCGGCCATGCTCGTAGTTGCTAATTGCAGCTTTGGTCAGGTTGACCTGCTGGGCAAGCTGTTCCTGAGTTAATCTAAGCTGCTTGCGGCGTTCTGTTAATCGGTCGGCTCTGAACAACGTAATCTCTCCCCGCGCATAAGTACATCTTTATTGTACTATATCCTGCTTATTTTGCAACAATAAATACATTATACTTGTACTTTGGATTGACATACAAGAATCTTGTACTTATACTGAGAATAGAAAGTACAAGAAACGTGTACAACATCTTCACAAAGTAAACAAGAACAATGGGGGCGATGACGTTGGTAAACGGAACAGGCAGCGCAACATTTCAATTTTTGGCTAAACCAAATATAAAGGAAAAAAAGACAGCCCAGCAAATGCTGCGCAAGTATAAGGAACTAAAGCTTGTGGTGGAGGATTTTCGCCGTCATGAGGAGTTATTAAAGCAAACGATCTATAACTCGGAGTCAACGCGCCGATTAGATGCGGACGAGCTATACGCCAATAAAACCGCCAATGCCGTTCAATTGGCCCAAAACCAGAAGCGTGCCGCCGAAAAATGCGATTTGCTGCGGAATGCATTGGAGAGAGCTGTAGATATGATCGGCGACGATGAATCCAAGCAGGCCATTACGCTTCGTTATTTGAAGGGGCACACCTATTCCGAAACGCTCTATTATATGAATCGCGGCGACAAAAGCTCAACTATCGACAGGCGCATCAATGACGGCTTGTTATCCGTAGCTCAAACCTTGAAAATGTGGGGCATGCTGGAGTGGGAGCTTGATGGCGGTACGGAGTGAGCGGGAAGCTATATGTGCTCACTATGTATTTACGGTAATAAGGCATTGAGAGTCACTATGATACGTCAGCACAAATTAAGATACGTCAAGACATATGGAGCACCGGGAGCCTCGCGAGGCAATTGCCCGGTGTTTTCCTTTTAACAGATGCATTCACAATGGGTTGCATATTTGCTGCTTTCAATCGAACAGGCGAGGGGAAATTGGGGGTAAGTTGGGGAGCACCTGGTGATCTTCCTGTGATAAGCTTTAGATGTCGAAATATAGAACACACGTTCTTATTTTGAGAGAAATACGCAAGGAGGGATGGGTGATTGCAATGACGGTTAACAGCTTTCGAGTTGGCATTATGGAGCGGTTGAAGGGCCATTTTGTCGGACTGTCCATTGTGGATGATCCTGTTGCCGGTGCCGGAATTTCGCCTGGAATGGTTTTTGAGCTTTTGAGCATGACTCAGGCGTCTATGCTGGGCGGCTATTGCAGCCGAACGCATGGATTCAGCATTCAGTATCAGGTGCCCGATGGCGATGAAAAAACATCCGCGCTGCATGATATGGCGGAAGAGTTGTACCAACTGCTTCAGGAAATCGAGGTGGATGGTTTCACGTACCGTTCCACCGGCTTGAAGCACGAAATCAAGGATGGCCGGCTCCGTTTCGGTTGGGAAATAACCATCCGAATCAAGCGGTCAGAACCAGCCGCTGCAACAATGGGGGCTTTGGCGCAAGGGGCGGGTCTGAAATGAAGAAATGGAAATGGACAATACCGCAACAAGATGGAAGACAAAAGGGCAGCAGTAAAGCTCATGGAATCAAGCATGGGGGCGAAGCCTCCGAAGTCGATCGCAGTGGCGGGACGGAGGAGGCACTCGCGGGAGCGCATGGGCAGCATGCGCCGCAGGAAAGAAGGTACTCCAAGCGTCAATTGCTTGCTTCCAGGCGATGGAGCTCGCGTGAAAAGAATCAACTGCAGGCTTTGCTGCAAGACAGTGAGCTTTACACAGTCGCAGAAGCAGAGCTGGCTGTACAAACTTTTAAAAACAGGAGAGTGGAATAGGATGACCGGAGGAACTTGGACCGCACAAAATAAAGTAAGACCAGGCGTTTATATCAATTTTAACAGCACGCCGCAGCCGCTTGGAGTAGCAGGGGAGAGAGGCGTAGTTACAATGCCGCTCGTTCTGTCCTGGGGACAGCCCAAGGAAATCGTAACGCTGGAGGCTGGCGAAAATACGTTGAACAAGCTGGGCTATGTCGTATCCGCAGCCGAGCTGCAACTGGTTAGAGAAAGCCTTAAACGCGCCAAAACGCTGCTGCTTTACCGGGTAAACACCGGCGTCAAAGCATCGGCCACAGTAGGCGAGCTGGTTGCAACGGCTCGTTACGGCGGCATTCGCGGAAATGACATTTCTATTATCGTGGAGGCTAATGCCGATGATGAAGCGTTGTTTGACGTCAAGACAGTGGTAGCGGGAGCCGTGCAGGATGTTCAAACGGTATCGGACATTGCCGGATTGAACGATAATGGCTGGGTTAGCTGGAATGCTTCCGGTGCGCTGGAGGAAACGGCTGGCGCTCCTTTGACCGGCGGCAGCAACGGTACGGCGACGGTACAGGATTATATGGATTACCTCAGCGCGGTTGAGACGCAGCAGTTTAACGCAATGGCGCTTCCTTCCGACGATACGGATCTGAAGGGCGTATTCGCTTCTTTTATCCGCACGCTGCGCGATGTGGAAGGCCGCAAGGCAACGCTGGTGCTGGCAGGTTATCCGCAAGGAGATTATGAAGGCATCATCAGCGTCAAAAACGGCGTTGTGCTGGATAACGGAACAAAGCTTGGCGCGGTTGAAGCCGTTGCCTGGACAGCGGGTGCGGCGGCAGGCGCGAGCACCAACGAATCGCTTACCTACGCCGCTTATGACGGCGCAGTGGACGCCAATCCGCGTTATACCAATACGCAGACGATTGCGGCTCTGCAAAACGGCGAGTTTGTTTTTACCCAGGATAAAGGCAGAGCGGTGGTGGAGCAGGATATCAACTCCTTTACGTCCTTTACGCCGGAGAAGGGACGCCATTTTGGCAAAAACCGCGTTGTTCGCGTGCTTGATGCCATTAACAATGATTTTGCTGAAGTGTTCAGCTCGTTCTACATTGGCAAGGTGGCCAATGATGCCGACGGCCGCAATTTGCTGCGCAACGAATGCGTCAATTATTTGACGGGGCTGCAAAATATCGGGGCGATCCAAAACTTCGATTCCGATACGGACATCGCGGTGCTGCCGATTCAGGGCCAAGGCGACGGCGTATTGGTGGAGCTGAGCGTTCAGCCTGTGGATGCTATTGAAAAAATCTATATTACAGTGGAGGTAAACTAATATGTCCTATATGAACGTGCAAGACACCATCAGCGGCAAGCAAGCCAAAGCAACGGTAACGATCAACGGCCAGCAGGAGGAGCTGTTTTACGCCAAAACGGGTGAAGCAACCATTGAAAAAACAAAAGCGGACGTCCCTATGCTGGGCCGCACAACCGTTGGCAAAAAGACAGTTGGCTGGACAGGCACCGGCACGCTGACCATCTATTACATGACCTCCAAGTTCCGGGAGCTGACAAAAGATTACGTCAAAACCGGCAAGGACTTCTACTTTGAGCTGACCATCGTGAACGAAGATCCGTCTTCCCGCGCGGGCAAGCAAACCGTGGTGCTTAAGCGCTGCAACCTGGACAGCATCCTGCTGGCAAAATTCGACGCCACGGCAGAGGATTCGCTGGAGGAGGAGCTTCCGTTTACTTTTGAAGACTTCGATATTCCGGATAAATTCTCCTCTCTGCAATAATGGCGGTAAGCTGCTCTGGGGGGCGGCGTGTTAGGGAACGGGGCAGCCTACTTGGAAGCCAATAGGCTTGCCCGCCGGAACAAACGATGAAGACGGAATGAACAAAACAACCCAAGGCGGAGGTATTAAGAAATGAGCACATTACAGCAATTTTTGAACAGCAACCCGGTTGACAACCTGACAGCGGAGGTGGCAATTTCCAATCGTTTTAAGGATGAGGATGGCAACGTGCTGAAATTCACCATCCGGGCGATGAGCGCCGACGATATGGCTGCTTATCAGAAGCGGGCGATGAAGATCAATCCAAAAAGCAAGGACCGCAAGGTGGAGATCGACGCCAGCGCTATTTCCAAAGCTATCGTGATCAATCATACGGTTGTGCCAAGCTTCAAGGATGCGGAAAGCATCCGTCAGCTCGGCTGCACGGATGCCGATGAATACCTGCAAAAGGTGCTGCTGGCTGGTGAAATCGAGGAGCTGTCCAAGGAAATCCAGCAGATTTCCGGCTACAACACAAACTTTGAGGAGCTTGTGGACGAAGCAAAAAACTAATCAGGGAGGGCGATAGCGACGCGAACTACGCGTACTACGCCCTCATGAAATTTCATATGACGCCGCGGGAATACATGAGCCAGACGCGAGAGGAAAAGGCGTTTATGATTGCCTGCATTCAGGAGCGGCTTGCCGCGGAGAAAAGGTCGGCTAAGCGCAAGTAGAAAGGGCAGGAAACGCCGTCAGCGGCACTAGCCGCCTGAGCAATGGGGCGGGATGGTGCAGTTGGTGCTGCATATCGCTCCTGCTCTCTTCATGCGTTATATAAAGGTGGTGAAAAATTGAATACAGCAAAAGCAATGGCGGTTCAACAGCGGCGAATGCTGGCATCGGCGTCTGGAATGACTGCAATCATGCAATCAGCGGCGGCGTCCGCCTCCGGCATGCTGCGCGCACTGGAGAGCTTTGACACCAAAGCGGCTGCTCGCGCGCAGCAGGGTATGGAATCGGTAGAAAAGGCGATGACAGAGCTGGTGGAGCCGATCAAGCAGGCGACCCGGCAGCTGCAAGCTATGAGCGCTGCTATTCCGACAATGGGAGGGAACCCGGCAGGCTCTATTACAATTGTTAATACTGTGCAGGCGGCCAATACCGTTATGGCGGCAAGCCAGGCGACGGCTGTTGCGAATAGTGAAAAGAAACCCTCCGATTCAAAAGACAATGCCACAAAATTGGGCGAGAAGATCGAGGAGTTTGGCAAAATTTTAGCCAAGCATCTTCCGACGTTTCAATCCAAGGATGGAGCCAAAAAAGATGGGGATAATTCGGCGCAGGAAAAGGCCGGAGATGCTGCTAATTTGAGCGTCACCGTGGAGAAGCTGCTAACCGCACAGGAGAGCCTGAATTCCCCCTTGCTTCAAATCGCAACGGAAAGCGGGATGATTAATGCCACCCTGGATACACTGGGGAAGCTATTGATCGCCGCTTTGGGGCAAATCTATCAGGAAGCGCAAAAAATAACGACCTCCCTCGATCAACTAGGCCAATTTTTCAAGAGTATGGCTAATCAAAGGGGAGCAGGCGCTAATGGCGGAGCGGGGGCTCGTCCCTCCCCGGTATCTTCCGCCACAACTAATTTAATGTCTGGTAATCAGCAAGCGCTCAAAGCCGGGAAACGTGCTGCACGGACTCAGGATATGGAGAAGCAGGCGGCAAAGGCGCTCCCTGCGGGCCCTTCCGTACCGGCATTGCCGGGGTCAGTTGAAACCGGCATCGTTCTGGCAGGCGAAACGGCCATGGTTGCGGGAGGCGCAGCTTTTGGCGGAGGAGCGGGGGGCGCCGCTGTAAATGCAGGAAGCCCTTCGACTGCGCTTGCCGTTGGAGCCGCCGAAACGGCGCTGGTTGTTGCAGGAGAAGCAGGAGCTGGCGGTGCAGGAGTAAGCGCTGAGGCTGTAGCACAGACTGAAGCCGCTTCCGCCAAGGCTGCTGAGGTAGAGGCCAAGCTGCCCAACCTCTCGGAGCAGATGGTGGAGCTATCGGGAATGTACAAAAGCTTTATTTCCGAGAATGAAGCGGTTTCCAATTTTATTAATGACAACTGGAGCTTTTTCGGTTCGGTATATGAAGGCGCAAGCGTGGCAATTCAAGCATATAACGCCCTGCAACTGATCAGTAAAACCTACACGTTCCTTAATTCATTGGCATTGTATGCTCAAGCAGTTGCGTCGGCATACGCAGAAAAAGGATGGCGTGGATTGAATGCGGCAATGAAAGGTAATATTATCATACTCATCGTTACCCTAATCGCCGGATTAGTTATGGCGCTTGTTACTTTGTACAAGGAAAACGATGCAGTTGCCATGGGATTCTTAAAAGCATGGCATTCTATTATCTTGTTTTTCTATAGAATTCCTATTTACTTCTGGTCATTTGCTGAGGCTGCGATAAAAGCCTTCCTGTTTCTATATGAAAAAGCAAGTTCCATTTTTGACTTTCTTTTTGATGGACTGGTTGAAGGGATTAAGTCTTTGTTTAAACTGTTTGGAAAAGAAATAGAACTTGATTTTAAATTAAATACTGGAAATTTATCTGAATTAGCACTCGCAGCTGTAAAAGCTGAAAAAGCAGCTGCAGAACAGACGCTTGAAAATAAAGACAAAGAATTGACCCAATATCGGGAGAACCTTATGACCGAACGTGCTGCAAAAAGAGCAGCCGATGAAATCGAACAGGAGCAGAAGGTCACAGGCCTGCCAACCGAATCCTCCGCCTCAAACAGCGTTCTTGCTGAGCAAAATGCCGTTGCTGTTTCCGGAGGCCGTCTTGACGAGGTAGGTAAAATCAATGATACCGTCGACATCAGCAGCGAAGATATCAAGATGATGCGCGAGCTGGCGGAGATGAAAAATATTCAAAACTTCGTAACGCTCCAGCCTTCCGTCAATGTTCAAACCGGAGATATCCGCAATGGCATGGATGTTGGCTCAATGGTGCAAGCGATCACCACGATGCTTCAGGACGAAATCTCGTCTTCTGCAGAGGGGGTTTACCGATGAGCTACCGCATAGAATTAAGCTTTAATAATTTTAAGGAAAAGCTGGTTATCCCGGTGCTGCCTGCTTCGTTTGAGGTGTCGGACGGGGTTAAGGGAAGCACCTTCGAGGTTATTGGCTTGGGCGAAATTAACGTCATTAAGGAGCGCAAGCTTTCGGAATACGGCTTCAGCAGCTTTTTTCCGGGGCAGCCGTATCCTTTTATTTTTGAAAAGCAGAAGGATCTGCAAGGGAATGAAATCGTTCCGCCAAATTGGGAGCCACCTATAGAACTGGTATTGAAGATTAGCCGCTGGATGCAGAGCAAACGACCGATTCGGCTAATTGTCGATTCAGGCAATGAGGGAAAAGCCGGAATCGTGTACAATACGCCGGCAAGCATCGAATCCTTTTCATGGAAAGAAACAGCGGGCGGCAATGGAGACATTGAATACACGATCAAACTGAAGCATTACGTCTTTCATGCCGCCAAAAAGGTGACCATCAAGGACAACAAAGCGTCTACCGCCAACGCACAGCGCCCGGACGAGAGGGAAAAGTCCAAAACCTATGTCATGGTGGCCGGGGATTCGCTGTGGAAGGTGGCTCAAACCCAGCTTGGCAGCGGCGCCCGCTGGGGCGAAATCCAGAAGCTTAACGGCATTTCCGACGCCGAGCTGAGAAGGCTGCCCATCGGAAAGGTGCTGAAGCTGCCATGATTACGATTTTGCTGGACAATAAAAACGGGAACGTCTGGGATTTATCGCAAATTGCCGGAGACGTCACCTGGAAAACAAGCCGGATCGGCAGGGCAGGCAGCCTGGAGTTTACGGTGGTGACCGAAGGACTGTACCAATCGCGTGCTTTTGCCATCAACAACGGCGATATTGTTCAGGTCAGATATGGCGACAAGCCAGTGTTCCATGGCTATATTTTCACCCTGGAGGGCGGCAGCGGCGAGACCGTTAAGGTCAAAGCTTATGATCAGATCCGGTATCTCATGGCTTCGGACACCTTTATTTTCAAAAACAAGCGGGCGTCTGAAATCATCGTGGAAGTGGCGAATAAATTCAAGCTGAAAACCGGGCATATCGAAACGACGCCGTATCTCATTCCGGAAATGGTGGAGGATGGAAAAAAGCTGCTGGATATTTGCAACAAGGCGCTAGACTTGACCTTGATTCACGGCGGGAAAAACTATGTGCTTTATGACGATTTTGGTGCCCTTGCGCTGCGGAATATCGAGGATATGGTTGCGGACAACTACCTGGGTGAAGGCAGCCTGCTGACGGATTACAGCACCAGCTTGTCCATCGACCAGGACACGTACAATCGGATTGTCCTTTATCAGGACAACAAAAAAACAGGCAATCGCGAGCTGTTCATTGAGCAGGATGCTGCAAACATAGCGAAGTGGGGCATGCTCCAGCTGTACCAATCGGTGGACGAAAAAAAGAACGAGGGGCAAATCGGCGAACTGCTGAGGATGCTTTCAACCCTTCATAACCGCGAGAGCAAAACGATGAAGCTTAACGCTTTAGGCGATTTGCAGGTGCGCGCGGGAAGCTATATCTATGTAGTCATCGAGCGGCTGGGCTTGAACCAGCCGTTTCTTGTTGACGAATGCAGTCATAAATTCAGCGGCGCTCTCCATACGATGGCGCTGGATGTGAAGGTGATCTAGGATGAGTATGCTGGAACTAATCAAAAAAGCAGGGATTGGCGCTGTCGAAGCGGGCAATCCCGTTCAGCTTCTCCAGGGAGAAGTGGTGTCCGCAAATCCGCTCAGCGTAAAAGTCGACCAGCGCTTTACGCTTCCGGCGGATTTTTTAATTGTGCCGGAATCGCTGACGGCGCTTGAAATAGATCTGAGCAGCGGTGAAGCTGTTGGGCCGGGCAGTATTTCGGAGCAAGCTTCCTCCGCAACTATCCTCATCCGCAGAGGGCTTGAGGCCGGGGATGCAGTCATTTTGCTGCGCATGCAGGGCGGTCAGCGTTATCTGCTGCTGGATCGGCTGGTGAAGCCATGATACCGCAAGGAGGTTCTTTAACGGAAACCATTGCTGCGGCGAGCCAGCCGTCAGCTACCTGGCGCATGGACTTGGAGCGTGGCGTCATATCGGGCAAAACGGACGGGCTGCATGCCATAAAGCAAGCTGTGTTCAAAATACTGCAAAGTCAGCGCTTCCGCCATGTCATCTACAGCGGAAATTACGGCAATGAGTTGGCGGAGCTGGTTGGCCGTCAGCCTTCTTTTGTGCAACTGGAGGCCCAGCGGATGCTGGAGGAAGCGCTGCTGCAGGATGATCGGATTATTGCTGTGGAGGGAGTGAAGGTCAGTCAGCGGGGAGACCAGGCTGTCGTCACGTTTACGGTCCATAGTGATTATGGAAGCTTTGAAGAGGAGGTGGTTGGCTTTGCATGAAGCGCAAACCTATGAGGCGATTTTGAATCGCATGCTGGACCGGATACCGGATACGATCGACAAGCGCGAGGGCAGCATCATTTATGATGCCTGTGCTCCGGCTGCGGCGGAGATGGCTCAGATGTATATGGATATGGAGCTTCAGTTGCGGCTGGGCTTTGGCACTACCAGCAGCGGTGAATATCTGGATTTGCGGGCGGCGGACTTTGGTTTGACTCGTCGTCCGGCTGATGCGGCCCAGCGGAAGGGCTCTTTTTACAGCAGCAATAATGAGCCCCTTGAGGTTCCGATTGGCAGCCGGTACAGCGGGGGCGGCTATAGCTATACGGTATCCGCCAAGCTCGGGAGCGGGCAATATGTGCTGGTTTGCGATGTGGCGGGAAGAGGCGGCAATGTATATTTTGGCGAGCTACTGCCTTTGGAATTTATACAGGGACTGGCTCGGGCAGAGCTTGGCGAGCTGCTTGTTCCCGGCGAAGACCGGGAAAGCGATGAATCGCTTAGAACGAGATACCTTCACCGGGTGCGCAACCCGTCCAGCGGCGGCAACGCCGCAGATTACCGCGACTGGGCAATGGGCGTATCCGGCGTTGGCGATGCCAAGGTCAAGCCGCTGTGGGATGGGCCGGGCACCGTTAAAGTTATTATTGTCGATAGCAACAAGGCGCCGGCCAGCGCCGTGCTGGTAGCCGAAACGGCGGAATATATCGAAACGGTGCGCCCGGTTGGAGCAGCGGTAACGGTCGTTTCCGCTACCGCTGCGCCGGTTGTTGCTGCGGCGCGTATCGTGCTGGGAGCAGGCTACACGCTGCAAGGCGTAACGGATGCATTTACGGCGGCGCTTGAAGCGCACTTCCGTTCAATTGCATTTTCCGCATCCTATGTCAGTATTGCCGCGATCGGCGTGCTGCTGCTTTCAGTAGCGGGAGTTCAAGACTACTCCGGCTTGACGCTAAATGGCGGGACGGGCAATGTGCCGTTGTCTGACCATGACATCCCGGCGCTGGCAAATGTGGAATTGGAGGTGTAGGTGATGCCTTATCCAGATGAAGTTGATGTTTTTAAGCCTAAGCTGAACAAAAGGACCGACGGTACCGCCTATACCGTACAGGAGGAGCTTTCCCTTGTAGCTGGCAAATTTGAAGGTTTGCTGGCACATGATAACATTGCGAACAGCTCGATCCGGGCTCACACCGGGCCCAAAATGACTGGCGAGGAGGTAACGGCCTTTACGGTGTCTGTGCCTGCGGAAACGCCATGGCGCAGATACATTCGTATTTTTGCGGACGCCGATGCTGTCTATATGACCTATCAGACGCCGGGAGATCAGGTGGATGCAGACGATATTAACGAGCTTCAGGCGGCTGCAACGGCAACGCAGGAGGAGCTCGACCGCTATAAAAGCCTGACGGATTCAAGGGTTATTGCAGTTGAGCAGGGCAAAGCGGACAAAACGGACGTCGATTCGAAGCTGGTTGCAAAAGCGGACAAAACGAGCGTTTATACCAAAAGCGAAACGGATCAGCGTATCCAAACCATTGTTGGAGCGGCTCCCGATGCCCTGGATACGTTGCAGGAAATTGCGGACGCGTTAAATAACGACCCGGACTTTGCTGGTACGATGACTATGCAGCTTGCAAGCAAGGTGGACAAGGTCGCAGGCAAGGGTTTATCGGCCAATGACTATACAACAGCCGAAAAAACCAAGCTCGCCGGCATAGCCTCCGGGGCCAATAACTACACTCACCCCGCGACCCATCCTCCGGCGATTATCGCTCAGGATGCAAGCAGCCGGTTTGTGAGCGATGTGGAAAAAGCGGCCTGGAATGCCAAGGCCGAGACGGCAGCAGCCACAATTGAGGCTGACGGCTTGATGTCGGCCGTAGATAAGACGAAGCTGGACGGTATTTCGGTTGGCGCAAATAACTACAGCCATCCGGCTACCCATCCGCCGTCTATCATTGCTCAGGACTCTGGCAACCGATTCGTGACGGACACGGAAAAGGCCGCTTGGAATGCCAAGGCAAGCACGACAGCAGCTACGGCTTCCGTTAATGGCTTGATGTCTGCGGCAGATAAGACGAAGCTGGATGGTATTTCGGCTGGCGCAAATAACTACAGCCACCCCGCTACTCATCCGCCGTCTATCATTGTTCAAGACTCTGGCAACCGATTTGTGACGGATACGGAAAAGGCCGCTTGGAATGCCAAGGCAAGCACGGTGGCAGCAACGTCCTCCGTTAATGGCTTGATGTCCGCCGCAGATAAGACGAAGCTGGATGGCATTTCGGCAGGAGCGCAGGTGAACAGGGGGCTGTCCACTCAAGCGCAAGCAGAAGCAGGCGAAGATCATACAACGGATATGACGCCGCTGCGAGTTAAGCAGGCAATCGACAAAAGATTGGCTAATGTTGGCGCTGGCGATATGCTCAAAAGCGTCTACGACAGCAATGACAACGGAAAGGTTGATATGGCTGAAGCTGCTGACAGTGTGCCATGGTCGGGCGTGAGCGGCAAACCGACTGGTTTTCCTCCGTCGACGCACAGTCATGATGCGTTAAACGTGAAGGCGGATAACTGGAAGCAGGGGGATGCTTTGCCTTCAACGTTTGATCGGGGGTTGACCGTTTTTTTTAGCAACAATCCGGCCAGCCGATTTAACAACGTGCAATATTGCACAATTATGACGGTAAAGGGCTATAGCAGCATGGCGGCTATTCAATATTTGTATCCCTACAATAATAATGCCCCGATCCATTATCGTCTTGCCCTGTATAATTCGGACAGCTGGCTGCCATGGCGGCAACTGGCAAATTCCGATGAAGTCATGCCAAAGGGTCCACTAACGTGGGGGCAATTGCGAGGTGATGCGTAGTGACCTACGGTGTCGCGCTTTATGGCGCCGGGATGTTTGGAAGTCAGGGAACTTCCACGGAAACGCCTGAAGCAAAACGTCCCGATCTGATGGCGTACCTTCCTGATTTTTGGCAGGGTATAAGAGATATGAAGGAGTTACAGAGCACACTCGCGGAGGAGCTGGGCATTTCAATAACCTTGGCTGCCGATCTGATCAATCAGTTTTTTGTTTCAACGTCAACCTGGGGGCTGGCGCATTGGGAGCAGGAGTTTGGCTTAACGACAGACCCGTCCATGTCTGACGAATGGCGTCGGGAGATGATCAGCGCCAAGCTGCGCGGTCATGGAACGGTAACCAAACAAATGCTGATTGATGTGGCTTCCGCCTTTAGCGGCGGTGAAGTGGATGTGTTGGAGTACCCTGGTGAGCATCGGTTTGTAATCCGGTTCATCGGGGTATTAGGCGTCCCGGCCAATATGGCAGGGTTTATGGCAATGCTGGAGCAAATTCGCCCGGCCCATCTCTCTTATTCCTTCCTGTATACCTTCACCACCTGGGACATGGTATCGGGATTGACATGGCAAAATGCCGCAACACGCACATGGGGCCAATTACGCACGTATGGAGGAGGATAAACAATGCAATTAACACCAAATTTGAAATTGAAAAAGCCGGAAGCGTCGGATGCTATAAATGTTGAGGATTTGAACGGCAATTCTGATGTTTTGGATGCTGAAGTGACCAAGCTTGTCAGCACAACGGATGCTGGCCGAATGTCTGCCGCAGATAAAGTAAAGCTTAATGGTATCGCGGCAGGGGCGCAGGTCAACCCGGGGGCTGCAACGACATCCGCAGCGGGATTAATGTCGGCTGCGGATAAAAGCAAGTTAGACGGCGTGGCGACGGGGGCGAATAACTATACGCATCCCTCATCGCATCCACCATCCATTATTACGCAGGACTCTAGCAACCGCTTTGTCACTGATGCGGAAAAAGCAGCATGGAATGCTAAGGCTGGTACAGCGGTAGCCACAGGGTCAGCTAATGGTCTGATGCCTGCGGCAGATAAGGCAGCATTGAATGCTGCAACCAATGCTGCAACTGCATCAACGCTGGTTAAGCGGGATTCTGCCGGGCGGATGAAGGCTGCGGCTCCTGCGGCTGCAGATGATGTTGCTATATTGAATAGTTTATTTGCACCACCATTTGCTCAAACGACAGGTACAGGCACAGCATATACGGTTACGTTTAGCCCTGCAATAACGGAATATAAACCTGGTTTGCGGCTAACAATTAGCTTTCATCTTGCAAATGGGACATCACCAACAATTAATGTTAACGGTTTAGGTGCAAAAGATATTATCCGCAGCAATATGACGTCCCCTCCCGCTGGGTTTATGCGTATTTGGTCAATTCACACCCTAGTCTATAATGGCACGGCTTTTCAATTAATGGGGGAGGGGGGTGAGTATGGAACAGCAGCAGCATCCGATGTGTGGGCCGGGAAGACAATCGGTACTGATAACGGACTTTTAACAGGAACGATGCCGATTAGAATTAACTGGAATGAAGCGACAGCGATTGACTCTACAGCGGCCCCTCACAGGCTGTTTCTGATGCCGCCTAAGGGTTACTATGATGGGGTTGAAGGTAATTCATGGGTTTATAGAGATGACCCCAACTTTATAGCAGCCAATATCCGCAGCGGCGTCAATGTTTTCGGGCTTGCTGGGACGCTGGTCGAAGAAGAAGTTTTCAGCGCGGGGAATACCATTATCCTCTCCGATCCGTTTACCAGGAGTGGTTATGGTCCAACGCCCAGGCTCGCACGCAGCTACAAAATTAATCGTAACGGCATCTACAGAATCACATTTAGCATGTCATCGCATGGCAATGTAGCCTACGGCCAGATATACAAAAACGACGTTCCTTACGGGATTATGCACGGAAGAGCAAACTCCGACTTAGGCGACTACACGCAGGATTTATATTTTGCCAAAGGCGACGAGTGTGCTTTATACCTATGGACAAGTGACTACTCAGCAGCAGCAGGATCGGGGGGCGTAAGGTTTCAGACATCTAATAATCCGAATCCAACACTATGGAATACAGGGTCATAATTTACGGAGGGCCATATTCTAAGGGCCACTTAAAGGAGTTAAAGTATGAGATACAAATACCCTTATACAAACGAAGAAGAGAAGCAGGCTCTTGTTGAAACGCACGCAGATAAGCATCTAGTTGAAGAGCAATATTTAATAGACGGGAACTATCTCGTTTTTGCAGACGAACCACTTACTCCAGCAAAGCCTCCGATAGCTGTAACTGTCGAGGCGTTGGAGTACGAAGCCGCATTGCTTGCGCTGGAATTGGTCGATACCCAAGCAAGACTCCAACAGTCCGAAAATGATCATGCCACACTCCTGCTGGAGCTGGTTGACAAGGGGGTGATCTAG